TTTTGGAAAAAGATGAACTAATGTTTGTTCATAATCAAAAGGTATTTGCATTTTTGTTAAGTTAAGAAACAACTGTTTAACGCTTCCATCCAATGTATAATCAATGTCAGATTTAGATTGTTTTCTAACATTCCTATTTATAACAGTGGTAGCTTGTTTTTCTTTTATTTTATCTATCTTTGCGTTAGTCATCAGTTGTTTATTATTTTTATTTTGATTATTTTTATAATTATCTTCTTCCCAATATCTCACCTCATTTTTTTCTTTATTTCTTTGATTTATTTCATAAATGCTGGGTGAACTCCAATTACCGTATTCGTTCATATTGTATTTTTATTTGAATATTTGTATTATATATAAAAATTGTAATTAAAGTATTTAACTTTATAGGTATATTTAAAGACAAAGGTACGAAAAAATAATGAATAAACCAAATGAATACTGACAAATATAATATTTATTGTAAATATTTATTGTAAATATTTTGATAATTCAATAAATTGTTGTATCTTTGTACATTATAATATAATAAATAATTATGAATATAAAAAATGATGGGAATAAATATTTAATATTTTATCTTTTCGATTGGGATGAAAATGTATTAAATATGTCAACTAATGTTAAATTAGACCACTTAGTTAATGGTGAATGGGTTATTGAAAGTATTAGTACAGAATTATTTACAAAACTTAGACATAATGTTGTAGAATATTATGCTGGTAGATATTCTGAATGGAGATTTGCAAATAATAATTCTGAAATAACATATAGTGAATTTAGAGATAGTGGTGTTAGGGGTGATAATGCATTTTTAGAAGATTCTATTTATGCAATAACAACAAAGAATTTTGGACCAGTATGGTATGATTTTATAGAATGTTTAATTAAAGGTTCTTTATTTGGTATTATAACTGCAAGAGGACATGAACCATCATCAATTCGTAAAACAGTTAAATGGATAATATATAATCAATTATCAGCAGAACAGTTTTCGCTAATGGTTAATAATCTGAAAGGATTTAAGAAAATGTTTGGTGAAAATTATCAAGAATTAAGTGATGATGAAATTATTTATAATTATTTAGAATCATGCGAATTCGCTGGTATATCTTCATCATGGTTTGCTAATAAATATAATACGGAAGCAGCACGTGGAACACCATCACCTGAACAATTTAAAATCATGGTAGTAAAAGATTTTATAATTAAAATAAATCGTTATGCTGAAAAATTAAATAAAAAAGTTAAAATTGGATTCTCTGATGATGATATTGCTAATATCACAACTGTGCGTGATTATATTAAATATAAATTATCAGTAGATTTTCCTAATATAGAATTTCACATTTATCATACATTTAAAGATGGTAAATATAAATTAGATTAAAAAAAATCCCTTCTTAAAATTATTAAGAAGGGATTTTTAATTATGCAGTAGGTGTTTGAGCGGGTGGGGTTTGTGCTTGTCCACCACCTTGTGCGGGTGCTTGTGCTGCTGGTGGGGTTTGTGCTTGTCCACCTATTTGAGCACCTGCTTGTGCTTCTGTTCCCATTTCAGGTCCACCTGGTGCTTCTTCTTTACCGAAGTAATCTTCACCTGGTCCAGTAGCACCACCAAAGTCACTTTCACCACCTTCACCACCTTCAATTTCTTCAATAGACATAGAACCTTTTTCTTTAATCTTATACTTCATATTTTCTTGAATATCAGCATCGGTAAATCTCATAATTTTTCTGATTACCCATTCAGATGCTAAATATGGTTCACCTTCTGCGTTTTGTATATTAGTTAACATAGAAGATGCAATACTTGAACGTTTTTCTAAGTTTTTAAGATAATTCCATTCTTCAAATAATTCATTAGCATTAAATTCTATACTTAAATTTGCTATGAAATTATTATCTGAAATTAGTTCAGGAAAATCACGCATCATCTGAATCTTCAATGGTTTTACAATAATTTCTTGAAATACTGTTCTAATTCTTCTTATATAATTATGGAATTTTTGTTCATCTCTTGTTACTTCCGAAGAATCACCAAATAAAGTACCACCACCGCTATCTTGATCAAAACGTGAAAATGGAATTTTAGATTCTCTTTTTAAATTATTGTGAAACCATATTAACATTTGGTCTTCATTTAAATCATTTCCTTGTGGTGATTCAATCGTCATTTCGGGTGTACCACCTTCACCTGATGACGGAAACCAAAAGTCTTTACTATGTGGTATATTAGAACTACCGTTAATTTTAACAGTACCTAATTGGTCTTCCCATTGCACATCTTCATGATATTCAGACATTAATTGATTAATTTGTTGTTCTGCTTGTGTTCTTGATAATCCACCAATAGGAATAATAAACTTTTTATATATTGATGCTTGATTTATATTAAATAATATTTTTGTTTGTTCCAATAATTTTAATTGGTTATATGGTCTAATCAATGGTTCAACATAAGATGTTTCACTAAAGTCTTGATTATTACCATATGAAATATAAATAATTTGTGCATCTAATAGAATCCTTCTAAGTTTTGGATCATCGGGATATTGCACCCATACTACTGTACCACTTTCGGGGTCAGATGCGGGTACTAATGTTAATGGATCTAACTTCATTAAGTCAACAACATTTTTTTGTTTCTTATCATAAATTATTTCAAATGCAATAAAACCATCAATAATTAAATCCTTTAATAGTGTCCATGCTTTTATACCATCATTAAATCCAAATGAATTGTAAACTTTTTTGAAATTTTCATGTACTTTCTGTCTAATGATTTCATCGAAATCAGTTGGTAAATCTAATACTTTACAGAAGAAATTATTTTCATCAAATATAATTGTTTCATCAGCAATATCTGTAAGATAACCTCTAATTTCATCTTTAATAGAATATTGTCTTAGTACTTTTCTTTTATCATAATAAGAACGGTCCAAATATGCAACTGATTTTTGGTCTAATATTTTTGAAATCATTCTTTTAGAAAATAAATCATACATCATAGGACCTGTTGTAACATTACCCATATTAGTACTGAATTCTGGATCTTCATTAACACCGATTGCGTATGATTGTGGAATACTATCTACATCATATGTTAATCCAAAGTTACTAATTTTTCTTAATTGCTTACTGAAAAACCCAACATTTAATCCATTTCTTTTACTATTATCTTTATAACCAGCCATTGTAATCTTTTATTTTTTTTATTATATATAAAAAATGGGTCAATCGTTTTTAAATAATTTATAATTACTTTCTAATTGTTTCATTTTTTTATAGTATTCTTTTACATCTGTATCAAAAGATGATTCCATACCTTCCAATTCTTCAATTGTATATTTTAATTTACTTTGTATATAATCATCGGATTCATATTTTTTCATATTTTCTTTCATAAGTGCAACATTTACCTTTCTCATATGAGCGTGAATCATTAAATACATTAAATTAGTTGATACTAATGAACATTCATTTATTTTCAAAATATCAAATGCTGAAATAGCAAAATTATAATCACCATTACTTTTTAATGCGTTGTACATTCCTTCAAAATTAATCGGTAAAGAAGATTCTTCTAATACATCATTACTATCATCATTACCCGAAAAAATTTGTTCGAAATTAGTATACATTTTATTAAAAAATATTTTCTTATAATCAAATGGTAGATAATCTAAATTAACAGCATATAATATATGCTTATTATTTGAAACTCTATAATCAATAGATAAAATAGGACAAAATACTTTATTACCATTATATTCATAGTTAATTAAATAAAAACGTCCAATTTGTATTTTATTAAGATTTATTCTTTTAAAATATGGTGTTTCTTTATTTCTCAACATAAATAATTCTTTTGTTGATGCATCTACTAATGATGTTAAATCACCGAACTGACCACGCAAAGCATCAACATAATAAGCAAAACTTTTACCTCTTTCTTCTGAAATTATCATATTGTTATTTTAAGATTTTAGGAGTCCCCATTTTTGTAGGTGTTCTTCTGTTATGATAATAAATTCCATCCCTCGTTTCTTTGCATAATCAACTGATGCTGACCATTTAAGTTTGTTTTTTATATGGGTGCGAACAGCATATTCATAGCTTTCAAGTGCTTTTGCTGTTTCATTTTTAGGTTTATCGGGTGGATATAATTCTTTTTTAGGTTTAATTTCAACTATAACCCTACTCATTAAATTTTCATCGTTTGTTTTTATTTCGTAAAAAAAATCGGGGTAATACCTATGTAACCCACCACGCAGGTCTGTATATGATATAATTGGTTGTTCACATGCCCATCTCATAACTTTTTCATTATTGTCTAAATATTGACAAAATGCATATTCCCAACTTGAACGAAATACAATATTATCAGGATCTCCTATATATTTTCCCTTATTTATTAAATTATATTTTCCTTGGCGGTATTTACCATTACCT